TCATTCGTATGCTTTATCTGGTTCCTCTTTAAAAGATCATATTAAATATTTCTTATATGTTCTTAAAAATTTTAATGTTGTGGCAATTTGTATGGACTATAACGGTGGTGTTCAGTTCATGAATTCCTGTAATGAAAGTGAATTGTTTAAAGAGGCTAAAATAGAATTGAAACCTATAGCCACAGAATTTGAAAGACCTGAAGATTATAATCAAAACATATACATGGCAAAAGCTGAGTATAATAGATCAGATTATAGATATGTATTTTTAAGAAAACCTACTTCAAACTGGATACGTATAGCAAATGAACATTTGCAGGCAAACTTTGATCATCGAAAGATGTTTTTTGCGAGTCGCGCAATCGATGACAATTTTAGATCTCAAACTAAAAAACATATAGGAATTGTTGATTTAAAATTCTCGAATACTTTAGATTCTGAAAAAGAAAATGAAGAAGCTAAAATGATTGATTTTGTAGAGCATTTATCTGATATGATTCTATTAACGAAGACAGAATGCGCTTTAATAGTCGTTTCCACTTCTTCTCAAGGATTACAGACTTTTGATCTTCCCGCTAATTTAAAACGCAAATCTGGTCCAGATAAACCAAGAAAAGATAGTTATTCAGCACTTGTTTTAGGTAATTGGCTGTCAAAAATATATTTTGATATGCAAACCGTTCAAGTTGATGATGTTATGGACACTTTCGAACCAATTTTACTTTAAATGAATTATAATAAATTTACAGCTTTAGGTCAGTCTAGAATCAAATTTTTAAATTCATTAGAAGGTAGAATAAAAAATTCTAAACGTTTTTTTAATATTTTAGAAACTGGTGCTGGTCATCATCCAACAACTGATGATTCGGCATCCATGACATTTATTTTTGCTAGTTTATTAAAAAAATATTATGGTGGTAATGTTTTAACTATCGATATAAATGAAGATAATTTAAATAAATGCCGTGAAAATACCAATCATTTATCTTCATTTATAGAATATAAATTAGGAGATAGCGTTCAATGTATTCAAAATTTAAATGATGATTATATAAAATCATTAGATTTAATTTTTTTAGATTCTTATGATTTATTTTTATTTAATCCGAATCCATCTGCTATTCATCATTTGAAAGAATTATTATTTTTATTTGAGAGAATAAATCCTGATTGTTGGGTTGCTATTGATGATAATTTTTTACCAAACACTTGGATTGATTGGATTTGGTCTGATGGAAGAAGGCAAATATTTGAAACAAAAGATAAAACCATAGGAAAAGGAATGTTTTGTCATGATTTTTTGATTAAAAATGATTGGATTCGAGATGAAAGCGTTCTATTTCAAGGAATTAATAATATATTTTTATATAAGTCAAAAAGTCACTTTGAAAGTTACAATGTGTAACTATTATTAACATGAGTCGTAAATATAATAAGAAGTCAGATTATTGGAATAAATTCTCTCAAGGGCAAGGATCAAATCCCCATCAAGCGCCTTTAGAAGACATTTTGAGACAGAATGGCGATTCTGAGCCTTCTTTGGTTGGGGATTCGTTTTATCATAGCGCTGAAGCTAGTTATGCCCGTGCGCCGGGACCTGATGGAACGAATTTACGTAGAAATCTAGCTTACGTTGCTCCTAAAATTTATAAATACGCGAATATTCGTGAAGGTTTGTTGCCTTTTGAATTATCTATTAATGGTTATAATGTTCGTGACGCTATTGAACTTTGCCAAAAAGCTTATGCTAATGTACCTATTTATAGAAATGCAATCGATATCATGTCTGAATTTGCTAATGCAGAAGTTTATTTAGAAGGTGGCAGTCAAAAGGCGAAAGACTTTTTTACAAGATGGATGAAGTACGTAAAGATGTGGAATGTAAAAGATCAATTCTTTCGTGAATATTATCGTAGCGGTAATGTGTTCTTTTATAAGATAAATGGTAAATTTACTGTTGAAGATTTTAGCGCGATCCTAGAAAGCTACGCTTCTTTTGATGGTACGTCTTATACAACTGATTTAATTTATAATAAAAATTATCCAACTCCTTACGATATCAAAAATCAAGTTCCTTTGCAGTATATTTTATTAAATCCTTTTTATCTAACAGTTAATAGAACTAGTTCTTGGAAATATGTTGTTTACCAAAAAATATTATCTGAATACGAATTAGAAAGATTGCAGAACCCCAAAAATGAACACGATAAATTAGTCTTCGAAAGCTTAGATCCAATGACTCAAGACAAAATTCGTCATGGTCAATGGTCTCCAGATGGTTTGAAAGTGCAGATTGATCCAACAAACGTAATCTATTCTTTTTATAAGAAACAAGATTATGAACCTTTTGCTATTCCTTTCGGTTTCCCAGTTCTTGACGATATTAACTTCAAGATGGAAATGAAGAAAATTGATCAGGCAATTTGTCGCACAATCGAAAACGTTATTTTGCTTATTACTTTAGGTACTGAACCAAGCAAGGGCGGTATTAATCATAAAAACATTCGCGCAATGCAGGCTTTATTGAATAACGAATCTGTTGGTCGTATTCTTGTTGCTGATTATACAACCAAAGCTGAATTCATTATTCCTGATATGAATAAAGTATTAGGTTATGAAAAATATCGCGTTGTTAATGAAGATATTAAAGAAGGTTTACAAAATATTTTAATTGGTTCTGAAAAATTTGCTAATACTACAGTTAAAGCACAAGTGTTTTTCGAAAGATTAAAAGAAGCTAGAAAAGCGTTCTTGAATGATTTCTTGCAACCTGAAATGGAAAATATTTTCAAGAATTTAGGATTCAAAGGTAAATGCCCAGTCGCAAAATTCGAAGAAGTTTCTATTAAAGATGAAACACAATTTAATCGTGTTGTGACCCGCATGATGGAACTTGGAATTCTTCCTCCAGAAGAAGGTATCAAGGTTATCGAAACTGGTATTTATCCTACTGAAGAAGAATTGAAGTTAGCTCAAGAAAGATACGTAGAACAAAGAAAACAAGGTTTTTATAATCCTATCGTTGGAGGTATTCCAATGATTGCTCCTCCTGCCGCTCCCGCTCCAAAATCACCTTCTGGAGGAGGCAACACAGGAAGTCCATCTCCTCAAGTCGCTCAAAGAAATACAACGCCAAAAGAAAAAGGTCGTCCTATGGGAACTACTAGAGCGGCTGTTTATTCCAAAGATGCTTTAGCTAAAATTATAGAAGATACGAAGGCTTTATATTCAGCAGTGGAATCTTCTTTAAAGAAAAAGTATAATAAAAAATCATTAAATGCAGATCAGAAGAAATTGGCAGAAAGCATCAGCGAAGCAATTATTACAGGAACTGAATCATCATCTTGGAAAGAAATTGGAAGTAAAGTTGTAAACGATCCTTCAGTATTAGATAAAATGAATGTGTTAGAAGGTATCCAAGAAATATCTGCTGAACATCAACTTGATACTTATTCTGCTAGCATTTTATATCACAGCACTAAAGTTTCAGTGTAAATTTTAAATAATATGTATCAGTACAGAACTCGTTTCGAAAACGTAGTTAAAGCTTCTTTGAATTTTGAAAGCAACGCTTTGTTGTCTGTAGCTTCATTAGATTCTTTAAGATCGTTAATACCTTCAAGCGTCAACCTCGACAAAAATGTAGATTTGGTCGGGGCTGCATTTAATGCCGCCGTTGTAAACCGTTTTAATAAAAATGGAGATGGTATTGATACTAATTCGGCTATTGCTTTTAGAAAATATTTTATTCATAAACCTACAAACATTGAACATAAGAAACAAAGAGTCGTAGGTCATATTGTCAATGCGGCGTTTTCTTCTTATGGAACAAATAATCTTTTATTTGAAGACGATGTTAAAGGAAGTTTAGATCCATTTAATATTGCTTTGGCTGCTGTTGTATATAAAACAGTTGATCGTAATTTTGCAGACGCTTTAGTTAATTCGGATGATCCTGAGTCTAATTTATATCAGAAAATTAGTGCAAGTTGGGAAATCGGATTTAATGATTATTATATTGCTATTGGTAGCGAGAATTTAAAAGACGCCGAAATTATTACTAAAAAGCAACAAATCGAAGAATTTAAAAAATATTTAAAAGGTTTTGATGGTTATGGCAAAATGGATGACGGTACGCCAATTTATCGTTTGGTTACTGGCAGAATTTATCCTTTAGGTATCGGTTTCACAACGAATCCTGCGGCTGATGTTCAAGGTGTTGTTGTCGATAATGGTGAGACAGATTCTGCAAAAGAAGATAGCGAAGCAGAATGTATAGAAGTAAATTCTTTAGATCTTTTAGATTTAAAAGATAATAAATTTTCACAAAATAATAATATAACTGTAAATAATAACAAAATTACATCTATGGATTTAGAACAAATACTATCCGCATTAAAAACAGCACTTGCTGAAAAGCAAGAAGCTGTAAACTTTAGCGAAGAAGCTGTTGCAAATATTTCTTTGAAGATCGCTGAAAGTATCAAACTAAAGAACGAGGAAATTAAAGCTGAAATGGCTGCTGCTGAACTTGCAAAAGTTGAAGCTGTAGCTCAAGCTGATAAGTTCCGCAAAGATCTCGAAGAGAACAATCAGAAACTTCAAGAAACTTTAGCTAAGTTAAACGATCTTGAATCCGCTATTTCTCAGCAAGCTGCTGCTGAAGTTTACAGTTCAAGAATGTCCGTTCTCGATCAAGAATATGATTTCGATAATTCTGATCGTGAAATTTTGGCTAAGGAACTTTCTTCTTTAGATAAATCCGAAGAATCTTTCGCTGCTTATAAAAATAAAGTAGCAACTTTGTTCAAGCATAAGAACAAAGCTTTTAAACTCGAACAAGAAAAAGCTTTCCAAGATAAACTCGAAGCTGAATTAGCTAAGAGAATGGCTTCCATGAAGCAACAAGAAGCTCAAGCTTCTACAAAAACTGTCGTTGAAGTAGAAACAGCTTTGGCCAATGCCAAGCGCGAAGAGTCTGCTGCTCTTCCTGCTCAAAATATCGCTCCAACTGAAGCTACACTTTCTTGGAAAGAAAAAGTTCAAAGAGCTTTTAGCAAAGATAATGTAACAATTAAATTTTAATATATATGGCACTAAGACTATATCCCTTCAGACAGTATAGCGAACAAGATGTTGTAAACTTGTTCGCCAGCGACACTGCTGATTCATTACCTTCTACAAACGGTAATGGTTCTGCTGGTGTTTTCGTTAAAGTTTCAGCCGGTAACTTGGATCTTGATCCTATTACCTATGCTGCTAACTCCTATTTGGGTAAAACTGATTATCCTTTTATCGGTGCAGCTCTTTATCCTTCTGTTCCTTTAACTTTCACTGCGGCTACCACTGGCGCTCCAGTTCTCGGTATTACGCTCAATCAGACTCTCCAAACTGATGAAAATGGTGAAAAGTTGTTGTATAATCCTGTCAAGAGACAAGAACTCCAAGCTGTTCTTTCTGGACAAGCTGTTCCTGTCGCTACTCGTGGTATTTTCACATTAGCTGATACTGCTATCGACTGGGTCGATGCAAATATGGCTCCTAATTCTCATTTGTTGATTTCTACAAATGCAGGTATGGTTACTGGTTTAGCTTCCAGCTATCAAAGTGTTACCACAGGTCAATATACTGCTATCGGCAGAGTATTGGCTACCGGAAGCCGCATTTCTCAAAACGGTAAAGCTGATTACTATGCCGGAACAGGAACTGCTGGTGCTAAATTCGCGATTGTTCAAATCGACTGTGTCAACCCCACTGCTCTATAATTTTAACTTTTTATTAATATGAAAATCGTTTTAAAGAGAACTGATGAACAAGTTGAACTTATCAAAGCTTTGGCTTCTAAGAACCGTGAAGTCGCCTATGAAGCTCAAGTAGCTTTGGCCACATTCATTGGACCTGTTTTAGCTGAAGTTATTAATAACGCTCCAACCGTTTCCAATCTATTCACAAGCCTCCAATACAATGCTGAAGATAATCCTTCCATTCCTTTGGACTTGTACTATGATATCTTCGATGAAGATTATATCAAGGTTTACAGCCAATCTGTTCCCGGTGGTCTTCCACAAAATATCGTTCAGCCTTTGGCTTCTGAATTGAAGATTGCTACATACACTCTTGATAGTGCTGTAGCTTTCGACAAGAAATATGCTGCTAAGAGCCGTTTAGATGTAGTTAGCAAATCTTTCACTCGCGTAGCTCAAGAAGTTATGCTTAAGCAAGAAAGAACTTCTGCTAACTTGCTCATGACTGCTCTCGCTCAAGCTTCCACTGGTAATAGTTCTACTCCTGCTGATAATTACCATGTTTTCCGTTCTGCTGCTGCTGGACGTTTCGTTCTTAATGACTTGAACAAGCTCTTCACTAAGATCAAGAGAATCAACGCTTCTTTCGTTGGAGGTACTCCTTCTGGCGCTCGTCGTGGATTGACTGATCTTATCGTTTCTCCTGAAATCATTGAAGAACTTCGTGGTATGGCTTATAATCCAATCAACACAAAGACTGCTCCTACACTAGCTTCTGCTGGTAAGAGTGGTGGTACTGTTGATCAAACCGCTGGTAATGCTGGTATTGCCGCTACTGATGAAGTCCGTAATCAGATCTTCAATCAAGCTGGTATTCCTGAATTCTTCGGTGTTTCCATCATGGAAATTCTCGAATTGGGTGTTGGTAAGCGTTTCAACACTATTTTCAGCACAGTAGCTAGCGCTAGCTTCGCTGATAACTACGCTGTTCCTGCTAACAGTGGTACTGCTAGAACTATCCAAACAACTGAACAGATCGTAGTCGGTCTTGACCGTTCTCGCGACTCTCTCGTTCGTGCCGTCGCTGTTGATTCCGATACATCTTCTGAGTTTACACTCGTAGCTGATGACCAATATACTCTTCGTCAGGGTAAAGTTGGCTACTACGGCAAACTCGAAGAAGGTCGTATGGTTCTCGATAATCGTGCTTTGGTTGGCGTTATCGTTTAATATAATCACAAACCAAGGCGTTATCCGAAAGGGTAACGCCTTTTTTATTTTTTGAATTTATTTGTTTTTGTGTAATATAGTATATGGCTAAAAAAGTTAAGAAATCCATTAAACAAGAACAACCAAAGTCTGAATTGGACAATTTGACTTTGGCGGATGGAAAAATTAATAAAGATAGCGATATTGAAAAACTAAAAAATCTAGAAGAGATTTTGGGCGTAAAAAAGATGAATCCATTTGGTACAACTAACATGGATATTTTTTTAGAACGTTTAAGTGAAATGACTAATATCGATTTGCAGAATATGTGCGAACGTGTTGGTATTTTTGCTAGTGGTTCTAGAATGCAAATCAAAGAAAAATTGATTCGCGAATTTAAATCTTTCAATAAAGGATCGTTATCAATGACCGTTCAAGGTCCAGCTTTCGAGCTAGATCCAACAAATCCTGCTCATAAAGAAGCTTTAAAAAATTTAAGACTACCTTAATATATATTACATATGGAACAAAATCAAGTACAGTTATCTCAATTATCTGATATTCAATTGAAAGCTTTGGCTTACGATGAATTGGCTAAACTAGAATTAGCACAAAGTAATATTCGCGCTATCAATCAAGAATTAGCAAATCGAGTTCGTCAAAATGATACTAATAAAGTAGGAGATAGAAATACATAAACAATTAAGTTAAAAAGTACAAATTAATTTGAAAACCCGCGTATTGCGTGGGTTTTTTTGTTTCTTAAATTATATGTTTGCGTGTAATATTAAGTTAAATGGCTACACAGCTAACAGTTATTAGAGGAGATGATCTTGGAACCCAAACAATAAATTTATCTTCTTCTTATTTGGATTTTACAAATATAAGTTGTACTGGAGAAATTAGACCGCATCCAGATGGTAGTTTGTTATATCAATTTGTTCCAACTGTATCTTATGCAACTTTTGGTAGCGGTATGGTTTATTTTGATATTCCCGGTTCTGTGACAAGAAGTTTTCCTCCGATTAATTTATATGGTGATATCCATTTTTATTCAACCGGAATAGCAGACAGAACATTGTTCGAATTCAGATTAGACGTTTTACCAGATGTAACGCATTTATAATTAAATATATAAATTAAAAATATGCCCGCAATCGATTATTCAGTATCAGTTTCTGCTGCACCAAACAGCATAACATTACAAACTCAAACATTAGGACCAGCAGGACCAAGTGGTTCTTCTGGAACATCTGGTAGTTCTGGAGTCACGGGCTCATCTGGAACTTCTGGATTAACAGGTTCTTCAGGAACTTCAGGTATTGCTGGTTCTTCAGGAACTTCTGGATCTGATGGTACTAGTGGTTCATCTGGAACATCAGGAATCACAGGATCTTCAGGAACATCAGGAATCACAGGTTCTTCAGGAACTTCAGGTATAGCTGGTTCTTCGGGAACTTCTGGATCTAATGGTTCGAGCGGTTCATCCGGAACATCAGGAATCACAGGATCTTCAGGAACGTCAGGAATAACTGGTTCTTCGGGAACTTCAGGATCTAGTGGAACAAATGGAACTTCAGGATCAAGTGGTACTGGTGGTTCATCTGGAACATCAGGAATCACTGGTTCTTCAGGAACATCAGGAATAACTGGTTCTTCGGGAACTTCAGGATCTAGCGGAACAAATGGAACTTCAGGATCAAGTGGTACTGGTGGTTCATCTGGAACATCAGGAATCACTGGTTCTTCAGGAACATCAGGAATAACTGGTTCTTCGGGAACTTCAGGATCTAGCG